GTTAGTAGATTATCAAGAATCGCAGGTTATTATAGGAGCCGAAAGGATGATATTTAATACAAAAAAAGATGAACTAATGTTAATATCTGCAAAGGATATAAAGTTTGTAACACCGGCATGGCAAATAGATGCAGATCATTATTTTACACAAATTGAAGAATGGCTTAAAATATGTGTAGATTTAGCTGAAGGTATTGAACGATATGCAACACCGTCAGGTCCAACGGGGCAATCTAGTGCTCTTGAGAGATTAAAAGAGATACAAGAAGAAATTGAAAAGATGCATCAATAATAGGAGAATAAATTATGCCTTTAGATAAAAATGGATTATTACAAGATTTAAAAGCTGCCTTGCAGCGACAAGGCGAAAAAGAAGGCGAAGAAGTTCGAGACCAAGCAGAAGGTATAGATCAATTTGCACAAGATGTTGCAGCCGCAATTGATAAATTTGTAAGATCGGGAGATGTAAAAACAGCTGTTACTACTGCAGTTACAACTATTAATGCAGCCGGCCAAGGAGTTATGTCAGACCCAGTATCAGGAGCAGGAGCAACTATTACTCCGGGTAAAGGAGCAGGACCTGGAATAGGTAAAGGATTAGGTAAAGTAACCTAGGCTAATTCACAACTATTTCATATTTATAAAAAAGGAGAGGTATATGAGTTCTAAATCATTTGTTAAAGTATTACGAAAGATTATACGAGAAGAAGTACGTTCTGCTGTTAAAGAAATAATAACAGAACAGAATATAAATCATGATAAAGTTATGTCACATGGAATGAATTTACATACAATGACAGAACAGCCTAAACCCCAGTCTAAATCTAAATCAAAAAAATCATTTAGTTCAAATTCAATGCTGAATGATATATTAAATGAAACAGCTGGGACAGCAGATTTTGCAAGTATGCAGCAAGGACCATTAGTAATGCAACAAGATTCATGGCCGGATATGGGTTCAATGAGGACATCTAATACGGTTCAAGGTCCATTGGCAACACATGATACTACCGGTAGGCCGGTTAATATGCAAAATGAAAATGTTGCAAAAACAGTTGAAAATATGACAAAAGATTATCGTGGATTAATGAAAGCAATAGATAAAAAGAAAGGTAAATAATGGCAATCAATAAAAGACCGGTATATCAATATCAGCCTATTAATGAAACTCCCGAAGTTGCGGTAGGAATACCACTACCTTTTAACAAATCTTCTATTGCAGTTACTGAACATTTTAGAGGTTCATATTTTGGTGATGCTCTTAATTATGCTTCTGGATCGCGAGGTGGAGGACAAGTATTTGCACAAACATTTACAACAGAAGAACAAGTACTTTCAAATTTGAAAAACTTATTAATGACCTTTAAAGGTGAACGATATATGCAACCAAATTTTGGTACAAGAATTAGAGAAGTTTTATTTGATAATAATACATCTGATTTAAGAAGTGCTTTAGATACAACAATACGAAAGGATATTAATTATTGGTTACCATATATAGAACTTAGACAGGTTGAAATGGTATCTAGTGATGACAGACATTCACTTACAATAAGAATACATTTTCGTGTAAGTACCACCGGAGCAAATATGGTAATTAATATATTAGCAACAGAAAATTCATTTCAAGTTACAGATGCCGAAATGGATATAGTAGAACGTTTAACACAAGTTGGTGATATGACAGTAGGAGCTAATACAGCATTTGATCTAGGAGGATCAGGTGGAGGATTTGGTGGAGGATATTAAAAGGGATTAAACAATGGCAGATTTAGTAAAAAAGGATGTTAAATATTTAAATAAAGATTTTGCACAGTATAGACAAAATCTAATTAATTTTGCAAAAAATTACTATCCAAAAACATATCAAGATTTTAATGAATCATCACCAGGTATGATGTTTATTGAAATGACAGCATATGTAGGCGATGTTTTAAATTATTATACAGACCAATCTTTTAGAGAATCGTTATTATCAACTGCAAGAGAAGGTTCAAATATATTAAATCTTGCAAGATTATTTGGATATCATACAAAAAGAAATACGCCGGCGAATGTTAAAACAGATGTATTTCAGTTAGTTCCAGCTTCAGGTAGTGGAGAATATGCAGCACCTGATATGGATTATGCATTAACAATTGCATCTAATATGCAATGTTCCACAGATCAAGGAATAAGATTTCGATCTGTAGAACCAATTGATTTTAATCAAGACCCAGAAGTGACAGTTTATGAACTTAATACGTCTGGAGAGGTTGCTAGATATTTACTTAAAAAACAAGTTGCTATGACATCTGGTGAAGTTAAAACACAAGACTTTACTTTTCAAGATCCTAAACCATATGATAAAATTGTATTAGATGAAGAAAATGTTATTGATATAGTTTCAATTAAAGATTCATCTAAAAATAATTGGGTAGAAGTAGATTATCTAGCACAAGATACTGTATTTGAAGATATACAAAATATACCATTTAATGATCCGGAATTATCTCAATATCGATCGACAGTGCCATATATTTTGAGATTAAAAAGAACTGCAAGAAGATGGGTAAAACGTTTAAGAGAAGATGGTAGGATAGAAATACAATTTGGTTCTGGAGTATCTTCTGATGCAGATGAAGAAATTGTTCCTAATCCAAAAAATATTGGTTCAGGATTAGAATACTTAAAACGTACAACAACTGATACTATTGACCCATCAAACTTTTTATATACTAGTACATATGGATTGGCACCTCAAAATACAACATTAACTGTTACATATACAGTAGGAGGTTCGATGAATGAAAATGTAGGAGTCAATGCAATTAACACTGTTAATAATGTTACTTATTTAAGTGAAATAGCAGAAGTTGATTTAGGAGATACAAAAGATACATTAGCAGTTACAAATCCAGAACCTGCAGTAGGTGGAGGTGCGCAACAAGATTTAGATAATATACGTCAAAATGCAATGGCAGCATTTGCGGCACAAAGTAGATGTATTACACGAGAAGATTATATATCACGTGTATATGCATTGCCAGCAAAATATGGATCAATAGCTAAAGCATATATAGTTGGAGATCAACAAATTGATACAAGTGATAAAAATTATCCAAGAGATACAATACAAAATCCATTGGCATTGAATTTATATTTATTAGCATATAATTCAGATGGAAGATTTATTCCAGCAAATCAAGCACTTAAAGAAAATATAAGAACATATCTATCACAATATAGAATGTTGACAGATGCAATTAATTGTAAAACAGCTTTTATAGTTAATATAGGTATAGATTTTGAAGTTATACCTAAACCAAAAAATAACAGTAATGAAGTATTATTAGAATGTATCAATAAAATAAAAGAAATGTTTCATAATGATAAAATGCAGATCAATGGATCAATTGATATATCTGCAGTAATTAATCAATTAAATTTAATTGAAGGCGTACAAAGTATACCTACTTTAGAAATTTTTAATAAAGCTAACGGTCCTTATTCAAATAATGTATATGATTTTGAGATAGCAACTAAACATGGAATTATATATCCATCTTTAGATCCTTGCATATTTGAAATAAAATATCCAAATAAGGATATTAGAGGAAGAGCGGTAAAACCATAGAACTAAATTATGATTAGAGTATTTTACGCAGAAAGAGATATAACATTATATGAAAAGTACCCAGAACAAAATACGGGTATAGATCAAATACTGGAGCTAGTAAAAATATCTTCAGGATCTAAATTAAATAATGTAATACAATCCAATACATATAATTCAAGATTTATATTAGATTTTGGGACACAAATAAATACGTTATCAGCATCTATAGTTTCTGGTAAAATACCACCTTTAGGTAACAATACAAATTCTGCATCTGCTCATATTGTATTAAGAGCAGCAGCTGCAACAGATTTATTACATACATATACCTTAAAAGCCTTTCCTGTTTCAGAATCATGGGTTAATGGAAATGGTAATTATTCAGATGTCCCAATACAAAAATATGGTGCTTCATGGTTTTATCGAACAAGTGATGATGTTGCTAATTATTGGGCAACCGGTTCCGGAGTTACTCATGATGGTAATGATGGATTAACTGAACCAACTGG